CAAAAACTTCTATCAATGCACCATTAAAATTTTCAATTGCAGAATTTATCAATTTAAAATTATATTTTTTAGTATTACTTACATTAACAGTCCAGCTTTCATTAGCAGTAATAATAACAGGAGTTCCACTAACAACTTGTAAATTTACATTATCATAAACTACCGACAAAATAACAGTTGCTTCAAGAATAGTATTACTAACAGCTTCAAAAATTTTAGTGCCATTAAAAATATCAAGATTAGCTCCATCATTAACAACGGCAAGCCCAGTAATATTTATTTTACAATAAGTATCAAGTGCAATAAGATGGTTACCTTCTATTTGTAAAGTTAAAACATTACCTTCGGTTTTATATCTTACCACCGCTCCATTAATAACTCTATTATTTGTAAGTGTTGTAGATAACATATTTAATAATTTACAATAATTTTTTTAATATCATCAATGGTTTTAGCATTTTCTACTGCTTTGTTCTGTTGAGCTTCGGTAAAATAAATTTTACCTCTTTGATTTTTTATTGCATTTGCTAATTCTATCATTTGCTGTTTGGTCATATTAATTGGGTTTCCGTCAATATCTAACCATATAGTATTTTCATCTAACAAAATAGAGCCCATAATATTGCTACTAGCTATTTCACTTGCGACAAAATATTTATTCATATAAAAAACAGGCTCATATAACTTTATGTCTTTTACTTGTTTTATTTCGGCAAGTTTTAATGTTTTGGCTTTTTCAAAATAATATTCTTTTTGCTCTTCTGTATTTGCTACTTTTGCTTCATAATCGGCAAAAATTATATCACTTTCAAAAAATACTTTTTTATTGTCTATAATATTATAATAAATCATTTTAACTCCTAATTTTAATTGCTTTAATAATCCCAGTTTGGTTTGAAACTCCACCTACTATATTAAAATTTTTCCAATAAATTCTGCCGTCATTAGTATAAGCGAGACCATTATTTATTGCTGTAAAGCCGTTATTTGTGCCGACAACAAGACAATCGTTTGAGATAGTCCCGTCTTGCTCATTACCATAGACGGCAAAATCAGAAAAACCTGTTGTAGTTAATGATATTGATAGCTTAACATCAAATTCCAAAAACTCTGTTGTATTTATAATTAAAGCATTGCCACTTCCAGCAGTTGAGCTAACAAATACTATTTGTTGACTTGCGCCTAAGACAAGTTTTTTATCGTTTGCATCCCATCTTGAAAATGCAATTATATTAGATGAATTTGTGCGAATAAGAGCATAATCCATTATACCTAAGTTTGTGTAACCACTAGGAACGGTAGGTGATGTTGCAGATACACTAAACAAAATATCATAGGCACCGCTTGTATTATTTTGAATAACAAAAGTTCTATAAAAAGTGTTAGCTACTCTTGCCCCAGTATCTAATCCATTATTTGTATCACCAGCAGTCCAGCTACCAGTAGATTGTATTTTTTTCCTTATAGTTGGCAAATATATTTGAATTCCTGAGGAAGTGATAAAAGTTCCAGCTACGAATCCAATTGTGTCATTTGGATTTGTACCGTCGTTGACGACTTTAACTCGATTGTTTATATAAGATATGCCTTGGATTGTGTTTGTGGCAGGATTGACATTTTCTACTTTAATAAAGTTAGTGCCATCATATCTAAAAGCAACATCCCTAGTAGTTAAAATATCACCAGTTACAACATCGGTTCCATCGGCTTTTTTAAGATTTTTGACACCAGCACTATTGACATTGATTGTTGAAGCTCCACTATTGGCATTGCCAGCACGAAAGCGAATAATCATTCCGTTAAAATAACCTTCGCCAGCTCCACTTGAAACTGGTGACTTAAAAGGCGAAACTGGTGTCAATACATAAGCATTGGCAGTCCCTGAATCGGTAAAGAATTGACCGCCACTTGAATATCTTGCAGAACCAATACCAAGTTGTTCTAAATTAGAAGTAGATGGAGTTTGACCAGAGCTAATAACAAAATTATCAACATCGGCAAGCTGGTTCCATTCGCTAGCTCCTACTGTGTTGCCATCAATTTTTGATGTATTAAAATCAGACATAGTGTTTTAAATTAGAATTATAAAGCATTAGAATACCTAAAAAATAATTGAGTATTTGCTGGTTTAAGTTTATTAAACAAACAATCTAAAATTGCTGGTTGTTGAGATGTTAAAGTAAAAGGAAATGTTAAAGCAAAACCACTCGGCTTTATAGAGCTTGGTAATGTAATAACAATTGTAAATGGTGCAGAGGCTTCGCTAATTAACAAAAAAGGCAATGTTAATGGGAATGTTGATGTTGACACTCCGTTAGATACTTCAATATTATAACCAAGAATAGATGCAACATTTTTAAATTGTTTTTCGGTTGTTGCATTGATACCAGCAAGTTTTAGCAAAACATTTAACCTTCTTTGTTCTATCGTTGAAGCTACTGGGATGCAATCATCAGGAATACCTACGAACTGTTCCCACTCTTGAATTAATGCTGTTGTTTTTTGCGGATTATACTCGTCGGCAACTTCATTTATTTTACTTCTAAAATTTAACCACTCACTAGCCAAACCTAGCAAAATTTTTCTTAATGTTGAGTCGTCCCTATTTTTAGCTTCGTGCAGGTTATCGTCTCTTAAATATTGTGCTAAAATATCGGCTTGCTGTGTTTGACTTCTTTCTTTTAACATTATGGATAAGTTATAGTTCCTAGGGTTGCTAATTGTGAATCGCTAACTGCTGTTGTGCTTGATGGTGCCGATAATGTAAAAGTTGGCGAGTTGCCGTCTTCATCAATAACACCATAAATCAAAGCATTAATTTCGTTTAATGCAATATCACCACCGACATTGATTGAGGGGCTTTTAAAATAATCGGTAAGAGTTGTTGTGATTGCAGTTTTCATAGTCGCAGTATTAGGGCTTAATGTTGCGAATGTTATTGCAATTGGCACGGCAGTTGGTGCCGATACCACAACATAATTATCAGGAGTGTTTGCAGGTTTAATTCCGTTATCAACATCAATAATTGCATTTTTAACAGCATTTACTTGTGAGGCTGTTGGGATTATGTTTGTATCATTATCACGAGTAAAGTAAATAGTTACATAACCAGCAGATGGTGTTGCAGTTTGAACCCAAACCCTAGTAATACCAGCAACTTTTTCTTTTATAAAAACTGGTAGCCCAGAAGCTGTAAAAGGTGCGGTAAAGTTCGCACATCTTTCATTTAAGCGAGTTCTTAATTGGTCGTCAGTTTCGGCATCTAAACCAAGTGTTAAACCATCATAACTTAAATAGCAACTATCATTAACATCGACTATTGGGCTTATTAAAGTTAATTGAGAACCGCCAGCAGAGTTGCCATTTACCCCATAATCAAGGGCTTTTATATAAACGAATGCAGTTGTAAAGCTTGCAGTTATTGTGCCAGTGGCAGGGCTTGCAGGTGTTCCGCTTATTGTGTAGGTAAATTGAGTGTTTGAAACAACATTAATTGTTGCAGTGATATTGTAGTCGCTTTGAGAAGCTCCAGCGATGGTAACAGATACACCAGTTGCTAAATTATGATTAGCGGTGGTTGTTGCTGTTGCAGTGCTTCCGCTTCTAGTTAATGTTGTTATGCCTATTGTTTGAGCTGATATTGTTGCACTTGCTTGTGTTTCATATTGTGTGCCATCGGCTTTTTGAATTGCAGTTGCATTAGGAATTGTTGTTGAAGCAGTCCCAGTAAAAACAGCATAACCTTCGGCTTTCACTGGATCCTTTCTAGTAATACCAAACCAAGAAGCCCATAATTCTAAATACTCGCCAGTTGCAGTTTGTGGGAATAATTGTTTTAAAACTTCTTTTACATTATCGTTATTCTCATCAAAACCAGCCGACATTGACTTAACCAAGCCAAGAGCAAAAGAATTTCTAATATTAGGATCTATTTGCTTTGATGTATCGAGCTGTCCTGCATTTACGGCAAGAATTAAGGCATTTGTAAGTCTTTCTTGAATTTGTGATATTGTTGAGAACTCAATTGCCATTTATAAATTTAAAAAAAGATTATAATATTTACTGTTGACTTGCAATTTATTTATTAAATCTACTTCAATACTAACTTTTGTATCTTGTTTAGTAGCTTTAACATTTGTTTTACTAATTATGCTATCGTCAATCATCCATTTTAAGCCATCTTTTACTGATGTTTCAATCATTGTTAGATTAGATTGAGTTTGTTTGGCTTGTGTTGTATATAGCCACAATAAAGAGCCTACTTCATAGCCAGCAACACGATTAAAAGCATTGGTAAAATGCCCTCTTCTTAATGTTGGCTCGCTTACTTTATCGCTTCTTCTTTCACAAAAAACAGACATATAAAGGGCAGTGTCTAGGCTATCGGTTTTGGCAATATCGCCGTTTTCAATATCTAGATCCCAATAATCTTTTTTTTGTGTGAGTTTAAAATCTATTGCCATTTTTATTTTAAAAGTTTATACTACTAAGATAAAATATTCTATTAAAATAGCATTAACAAAAACTATGATTATTAAAGGCTATATCACAAAAACTGATGGCACTTATGCTACGGTTGTTTCAATGTATAACGAAGTCTACGACGATGTATTGTTGCTATATCCTTACGGCTCACAATCAAAAGTTAAGCCGACAGATACGGCACTTGTTTTATTGTTCGGTTGCAATGGCAGTAAAACAAATTTATTTGGCATACCTTACGAAGTGGCTACACAATCAATTCTCGAAGATGGTGATAGCGAAGTAAAAAATAGAGTTTCTAACAACGGCTTCAAAGCAGGAAGTAGCAAAAATACTATTGTAGGCGATACTGACTGCGACAAATCTTTTAATGCTTTATCTTACAAAGTAAATAATATTAAAGTTGTTGGCAGTCAACAAGCAACAATTAACAATCCTGCTGGCGGAACAATAGTAGATGCAGAATCAAGAACTGCAATTGCAAGTATCATTACAGCTTTAAAAAATCACGGATTAATTGCTTAATAAACAATCAAGTCGTCGGCAAAACTATTACCTCTATTATTTATTTTGCCTACACTAAACGAACCTTGCTCTACAATATCAAGATTAGTAAATGAACCTTGTAAGTTTTGATTAAATGTAACACCTTGTATTAAAAAAGTTCCCTGCACTTCCATATCATAATCAATTATATCAACAAGAGTATTCGGTTGCCACAATGTATTATTGCTAGAATAAAAGCCAAGAGTAGTGCAAGTGTATCTTGAACCCTTGGCTCTTCTAACTTGTATATTCCACTCGGCTAGGGCTTTTAATGATTTGCTTTCGCTTGCAGTATCCATTGTAAGTATTTTTCTTCTTGTTGTTCTAATTTGTGGGTCAGTTGCCTTGCCTTTTTGTGAAATACCTATCTTGCTGTGAGTTTTATTATTGCCTTGTGAATACACCTCAACAACATTAAACCTGTCTATTGTTGTTAATTTTAACCTTGATGATAAAATGTTTGTGTCGGCTGTATAATTGTTAATTAACATATTTTTAACAACATCATTATCTTCACGAATAATGGTAAGATTGCCGTTTTTATCTATTTTAAGCAATACTTGTAATTTTTTGGCATACTTATCTAAAAAATCAAAAATAGACTGCCCCTGCTCCGTCTTTATCGTTTCGTTTGCTTCTAAATTTAAGATACCAACTTTATTAATTACTTCTATTGAGAAGCCGTTATCTTTTAAAACAAGATTAATAAGTCTTTCAAAATTTCTTTGATTATAAGATTTTTGTATAATGTCTGAGTCAATTATATCACCGCCAACATCTCGCCCTGATGCTGTTTTAGAATGTGAGCTTGGCGAAACTTCTTTGTCTAGCTCTTCAATAAAGCCAGTTATTAGCAATGTTTTATCAATAAAAACCTTTGCTTTTTGACCTAGCTTAATATCGTTAATAATCTTGCCTTGTTTGTTTTCTTTTACCGTTGTTGTAAATGAAAAAGAAGAGGAGAAGTTTTCTATTGCTGAATTAACGGCAATATCTGTAAAGCCTTCATATCTAACTCCGTCAACTTCAAGATAAATATTATTGTTAAACATTTGTTAAAATCTTTATGTTGCCTTGTATTTGCGAAGTATCGCCAAAATTATTTAACAATCTTATTGTTTCTTTTAATTCTAGCGAACCATATAATTTAAAAATAAGATTGTTTAAACTAATCGGATTAATAATATTATAACTAGCAACATTCGGCAAGCTAATTGCTAACTCAGAAAATATATTAGTAGCTTCAATTTTCATTTGTAGTAAAGCATCTCTTAAATTTTTATCAATAGTATCTGGCAATTGGTTAAAACCATTTTCTAAATCGGCAATTACTTGGTTTAATTCTTGTAAATTATTATATTCTATATTAACCGAGGCATCGTAGGCAGTGGCCAGCACAGCAACATTAACAAAATTATTTAATTGATCTTGATTTGTTTTAATATCTTTTTGAATTTGTGAGTTACCTACAATAGCTTGATCGCTTTCATTAAAGCCGAATAGTTTTTTAGTTGTATTAAATAAATCTTTTGAGTTTTTAAAGGCAACCCCTAGATTATCAAAAGCAGTTCGTAAGTTTGAGGCTAAAACTGCTGGAGCCTGCACTAGTTTATTAGCACTATTAACAATTTGGTTTAATGATGTTATTGCATCGGCGAAGCTATCGCCAGCACCTTGAATTTGTTTAGCAATATTGTTTATTTTGTTTGCAGTTCTTTTTAATGTTTTAACTCCTGAATCAAATTTTGCCTTGGCATTTTTTACCGACTTCCAGCCATTATCAAAAGCTTTTTCATTATCGCCAAGAATGTCTGATTTTAATTGTGCTAAAAAACCTTTGGTGGCAGTTATTTTAGTAGGTAAAACATTTTGAGAAGCTACTTCAAAATTTATTGTAAATTTAGTTATACCTAATTCTTTAACACTCTCGGCGAATGTATAGCCAACCACGACAACTTCTAAGTCGCCAAAAGAAGGGTGAACTAATGTGCCAACTCCTGCTTTGTCTAATTCTTTAATTAAATCGTCTCTTTCACTATAACTTACATTATCATCGGTATAAACATTTAATGTAAATTTTTTTTCAAGACCGCCTAGATCCTCAACATATCTTTCGGTTTTGTTTGGGTATTCGTGGGTTTGTGTTTTTCTACCACCGCTTCCACTTGATTCTTGATAAAAGAAAAAAGCATCTCGAAATTGTCCGTCTGGTAATCTTGCTGTATTAAATATCGTCATTAGAACCCCGCAAAAACTGAATTGACACCAACTGGTAAGAAGTTGTTAGGGCGAGGAGTAAAACCTGCACTAGAACCTTGTGGCAAGCCTTTAATATTAACATCTAATTGACCGCCTGCCGTCAATTGTTGTGGTTTATTAATTTGTGCTGGCTGGTTCATTTTTGGAGCAACCATTTCCGACAATTTATCAAGCCCAATAAAATCTAAAACAATAGAAGTATCGGCTCTAAATTGATTAATCAATCCCATTACCATTTTTAATTTTTCTGCAACATAATCAAAAGCACTTGCAAATGTATTTACAAGAAAATCTTTAATTATTATCAAGTCGTCTTTTAATAAAAGGAAAGTAGCAATTAAACCAGCAACTGCAACACTTATTAAACCTATTGGACTTATAAGAAATAAAAGGGCAACGGCAAATCCTTTAACTGCAAAAACAAGAGAGGCAAAAATAATTACAAGTGGTGGAAGTATAGCAACTAATCCAGCAACAATTAAAATAAACTTTTGTGTTTGAGGGGTTAATTGCTGGAAGTATTGAATACCTTT